GAAAAGACCGCAGTTGAAGCTGGAACTCGCAGACTTGCTACTCGCTGGTCTGTTGAGCTTGAGCAAGACCTTAAGAACATGCAAGGTATCGATATCGACGGGGAACTCACTAATGCTATGTCATATGAGATCCAAGCCGAAATCGACCGTGAAGTTGTTATTCGTATGATTCAAGCCGCCATGAATGGCGGATTCGGGGCTGGTTATTCCTTTTGGAGTCCAGTAAGTTCAGACGGTCGTTGGACTGCAGAGCGTAATATCACTTTCTATCAAAAGCTACTCATCGAGGCTGGCCGTATGGCCGCTCGTAACCGTAGAGGCGCTGCTAACTTTGTTATCGCAACTCCTCGCGTTTGCACCATTCTTGAAATGCTTCCTGACTTCAAAACATATGAAATCACTGGAAACGTTACAACTGCTGGTGTTGGTGTATCTAAGGTAGGAACTGTAGGAAGCCGCTTCACAGTATATCGTGATACACGTACCGAAGTACAAAATCAAACTCTCTATTCACCGAACTATTATCGCAATGCTCCAAACTCTGGTGCTGGCGTTGAATATGCTCTTCTTGGATATAAGGGTTCTGAGTACTACGATACTGGTATCATATATTGTCCTTACATCCCGATCATGGTTCAAAGAACCATCGGACCAAATGATTTCGCTCCTCGCGTTGGTCTCATGACCCGCTATGGAATCGTTAATAATATCTTTGGTGCGAATCTTTATTACCACTTGATCATTGTTAAAGGTCTTGGTGCAGCATTTACTCCTGGTACAGTTTCCACATATTTATAATGTGAACTAATCGAAGTAAGTACTTCAAAAGTCTATCAAACCATGGGGGCCGAAGACCCCATGGTTTCTTTTTTATATAATTATGTCTATAATAAAATAAAAATTTAAAACAAATAACTAAATAATGATATGGCTAGTTATATTTTTAATACAAACATTTTATCAGCAGTTACAGTAGGAATAGGAAATCCTGGTCATCCTACCAACGCATTTCCATTAACAGCAGCTGGCGTTGGAATTCTTGCTCTTTCTTCTACTCATGAAGGACTAGCTTTTAATTCTCTTCCATTAAGTGCTCAAGTTGTCAGAACTACTGTTAGAGGTAGCGTTTTTAATATAAACAGTGCTTATCATAATCAACCAATGGCACTATTTGAAACTAATAATACTTATACTGTATTTACTTTCAATTCTTCAGCTCCAACATCACAAGTTCTTCTACTTTCTGGAAATAGAGATGTATCAACACCGGAGCATAGAAGAAAGTGGATTTTAGGATATTATTAATATAATTATATGAGTTATATTAAAGATATTGCCAGACTTTTAGAAGAATCATATACTAGAATTCCTGAAAATGCAGCAGCATTAGATGACTTGGTTAATATGAGAAAATCTCTATATGGCTTACAAGCTCAAGGTACACCAAATGTACCAGCTGGCATGCCAAATGGATCTGAAGGTATCAATCAAGCAATCGAGGAAGTAAATCAAGCGATTCGTGAGCTTATGATTAAAGATACACAAGGATATAAATGGGGATAATATTTAATTGTTCATATTAAAATACATTTGTCCTAAATATTATTAATGTTTATTGGGGGATCAGGATCTGGTAATGAATTCAGTAGAAACGATCAAGGTTTTTATAGAGGAGTTGTTATTAAAAACAACGACCCACTTCGTTTAAACAGAGTTAAAATTTATATTTCTGAATTATCCAATCAACCGTTTGAAGAATGGTTTGACTCATATGAAGATATCGCAGTTAAAACACCTGGAACAAACAATAAAGAAGATAAATGGGCAGATACTGATGTTTTTGAAGAGATATCAAAAAACATTCCATGGGCAGAGCCATGTTATCCAATTATAGGAGAAAGCGGAAATAGTAGATATTATAAAGATGGGAAAATAGTAACCATTTCTGACTGTAATTATGTGGAAGGATTTGAAGTTATAAATGACGAACCTCCTTCTTTAGATAAAGGATCTTTTGCTCCAGCGTTTATATATGAAAATAAAGGCACATATATCGGAGATGCGTTTTCAAACCCAACTGTTAATCTTGCGTCACAATGTAATCCATATAGCTATTTGTATAAACCATCATCTCATACAAATAAAGCCAAAGGTATAATGGGAATACCAGAAGTTGGTTCTAAAGTTTGGGTATTCCACTGGCAGGGAGACTTTAATTTTCCTGTGTATTTTGGAACTATGAAAGATTATAGAGAACTTACGTTAATTAACGATACTGACAATCCAAACAAAGCAAGTCTATCATATCCCATTGATTTTGAAAATTAAACCTTAAATAATTCAAGTGTCTTCAAGATATAAAAATAGAACAGTTATCAATCAAAGGGGCGGATCAATAGATATTGATAACTCTACTGAAAAGGAAAAAATACAAATTTCTCATAGAAGTGGAAGTAATTTAAATTTCACAAATATAGTTACAAGTGAATTAGCTTCAAATAATAAACAATTAATTGTAATCAATGATAATTTTAAAACTGTAGGCGGTACAGAGTCAGAATATACAGTAAAAGATAAAATAGAGCGAGTTGGAGAAAATTCATATTCTTTTAAAGGAACATATGGAGATTCAGAAATAAAATCTTTTAAAAGTTGGAAAACTGCATATAAAACAATAGCAAACGCTAACTCAGAATTTAAAATAAATAGAGGAGGCTCAAGTTTTCCAAATGGGCCAACCACACCAACAGCTGGAACTAGAGCATCTAACCCTACATTAAATCAAACTATAGTTCCAGTTGAAAATAAATTCAATGGGTATGTTAAAACACCAATTCGAACCTCATCAGTTGATGAAGTTGTTGCTTATGTTCCAATTCCTAATAGAAGCACAAATCCAGCGACTCCAAAAAAAGTAACAACATCTGATATTGATCGAGCCGCTGGCAGCAGTGGGTCATCAGCTCCTGGAGTTTTGGAATTTGGATCTTCCAAATCAGCAGCTACTGAAGGTGGTGCATGGGCTCCCAATTCACAATCTACAAACCTTGGAAACTCTATAAAAAATTTACAAGATGGTGCTTTAAACGCTATAGAAGCACAAATGGGAAATGGGGGGGATGATATATCATTTGTCAAAAGAAATAAATCTGATACGGTGGGTGCTATTTTCAACGATTACCCATCTATAAGAATAGATACCAAAGGTAGAAGTCAACCGATAGAAATTGTTGTATCAGCGTCTGGTGCTTTTAAAAATCATGATTATATACCTATTGTTGAAGATATTGACAATTCTTCAACGTTCCCATGCGGAAATGAAAATAAAACAGTTGGTAATAAATACAATTTAAATGTTGGATCTGGTGGGATTAATTTAAAAACAACTGGATCTATTGAATTAGGCGGTAGTAATTTAAAAATGGGATTTCAAAAAGCAAATATAAGTGCTACTCACGGAATTCATTTACATTCTGAAAGTGTTGTTGAATTAGTATCTTTAAAATCTATTTCTTTAAGAACCAACAGACAAGTCTATATAGAAAGCTCTTTAGGTGTTAAAAACAATACAATCATAGGTGGAGGTCTCTACACAGAAGGAGAAGTTTATTTACATCATATAACTGCACCAATCGAAATTCAACAAACCTTGGATACGACACTGTATGGTAGATTTAATTGTGTAGCACCAAGAACATTGCCAATTGGTGAGGTTTTCGATCCTGAGTGGGGATGGTTGACTGTTTATGCGTTAGCTAATGATAATTTAATTGTAAATTATCCACACAGTCATCATTTTCCAAATCTTCCATTAAGATTAACAAGTTCAAATTCAGATGTTCGTAAATTTGCATCTAACGAAAGGATAAATACCCACGGTGCAATTTCAACAGCGTTAGCACAAAAACACGAACGAAGAACAGCAGAAACTGCTATATAAACACGAACGAATAACAGCAGAAATTGCTGTATAATTAAACTATTTCATCAATTATTCCAAACGCTAAACATTCTTCAGCAGTTAACCAAATATCTTTCTTTAAAAGTTCATCTAACTTTTTCATAGGAATTTTAGTTGTTTCTTTATAGAAAGACTTAATAAGTTTCATTAACGTAGTTGAATTATAGAATTCATCTTCCATTTCACTAAATTTTCCATACATACCACCACTTAATTGATGAATTAAAAGATGAGCGTGTTTTCCCATGAATCGTTTATGACCAACTGTTGAAATTAAAGTGCCAGCACTTGCTACTGAACCATCAATATATGTATACACTTTAGATTTCATTTTTCTAATTGTATCAACTGTTGAGAGTGCTGTGAATATTTCACCACCATATGTACATAAATGTAAATGACATATAGGATCGAAACCATCTCCCAATGCATTTCC